TCAAGTGGAAGAAGAAGACTCCAAGCGGTGCGCCTATGGTAGATGAGAGTACACTGGCAGAGGTTGACCTGCCTGAGGCTAAGTTATGTGCAGAGTATCTTGGACTGGTTAAGCTTAAGGGTATGGTAGATAGTTGGCTCAAGTATGTAGACCCTGAGACACATCGTATACATGGATATGTCAATAGCTGTGGTGCTGTGACAGGTAGAATGACACATAATAAACCTAACCTCGCGCAAATCCCTAGCTTAAAGATTGCTAGAGAATGCTTCACTGTAGAGGATGGCAATGTTCTAGTCGGTTGTGATGCTAGTGGTCTGGAGTTACGATGCTTGGCTCACTACATGAACGATGACAACTACACTAAGCAGATACTTGAAGGTGATATTCATTCGTTCAATCAGCATGCGGCAGGGTTACCTGAACGCTTCATGGCTAAGACAATGATCTATGGTCTCATCTATGGTGCAGGTGATGCAAAGCTTGGGCAGATTGTAGGCGGTGGTGCTAAAGAGGGTAAGAAGATACGCGACACATTCCTTACTCAGCTACCTGCATTGCGTAACCTTATTGAGAAAGCTAAAGGTATTGCTCAACGTACCAAACGTATCAATGGTATCGATGGACGTATGATTAAGGTTGATGAGGACTATAAGGTACTCAACAGATTGCTTCAGAGTTGTGGTGCTATCGTCATGAAAGTAGCTGTACGTAACTGCTGTCACAAACTAGATGAGCTTGGTATATTCTACAAGCTAGTCGCTCAGGTACATGATGAGGTTCAGATAGAAGCACGACCAGAAGATGCTGAAGTTGTTGGTCAGATAGCAAGACAAGGAATCATAGATGCAGGTGTCGAGCTTAATATGAGGTGTCCTATGGATGCAGAGTACCGCATAGGTGCTAACTGGAGTGCCACTCATTAAATTAATTTACTTAAAGACTTTACAGGAGGTTCAATACATGCTATAATATTACTATATAGTTAAATAAATAATTAAATATCAATAAATTACATTCAATGTATTAATAGTTATACAACATAATCTTAATAGTTAAACAACAGAGAGTAATAATTATGGAAACTAAACCAGTAGTAGTATCGTGTGAACTTCATTGGCCTTTCTTGAACAAGCCTAACGAGATGTCAGGTAAGTATCAGGTGGACATTGGTAAGCTATCCTCAAAGGCAGTGGATGCTCTGTCTAACATGGGCATTGCAGTTCGTAACAAAGGTGATGATCGTGGTAACTATGTTACTGTTAAGTCAATCAATCCAATCAACCCTGCATTTGCAGACATGGATGATGTAGACTCAGGACTCATAGGTAATGGCACTAAAGCTAACGCGGCCATCAAGCCATATCATTGGGACTTCAAAGGCAAGCAGGGTACTTCACCTAGTCTAGCCAAGCTTCTGATTACAGAGGTAGCTGTCTACGATAAGGATGGTGATGGCGGTGGTGTAGATATGGATGATGTAATCTAATGTTACTCATCGATGCCGACATCTTAAGTTACAGGATTGGATATGCCTGTAAAGATGAGACAGTAGAGACAGCGTTCTCTCAGTTGAATAACTTAGTGTTGGATATCTTGGTAAGGGGCTGTGATGATGCAGTCCCCTATCAACTCTACCTAACAGGCAAAGGTAACTTCAGGAATGCACTTGCCACAATACAACCATACAAAGGAACACGAACATCTGAGAAGCCCTCCCACTTCTATGCGTTAAGAGATTACATGACAGAGGAATGGGATGCTGTAGTTGTCGAGGGACAGGAAGCTGACGATGCCATTGCTATCGAAGCTACGACTCAAGGCAAACATACAGTCATTGCTAGTGTAGATAAAGACTTCCTTCAAGTACCTTGCAGACACTTCAACATTAATAAACGCGAGTGGTCTGAGGTTAATGAATGGCAGGGACTTTACTTTCTATACAAGCAGATGCTTACAGGTGATAGGGTAGATAACATACAAGGATGTGTTGGTATTGGCGAGGTCAAGGCAACCAAAGCATTAGAGTGGTGTGAAACAGAAGAGGATTTATATCAGGCTGTAGTGACCTGTTACAAGGGTCATGTAGAAGGAGTATATGAGAACGCAAGACTGCTCTTCCTACGTAGATATGAGAATGAATGGTGGGTTGACCCTGTAGCACGTAAGCAGGACTACAACTCAAAGAACCCTATCGCTGTATCACCACCTCAACCACCTACTAGCGCAGACATTGATGCTAAAGACAAGCTTCAAGTGAGGGTAGGTTAATGGCTAAGAAACCCAGAGTACCACGTACAAGAGCAGGAGCTAAGTGGACAGAAGCAAGGTATTGGGGATTCATACGTTCAGCACTAAGAGAAGCGAACCGTAGATTCCCACCACGTTATGCCGCCAAAGCACTGGCTAAGAAAGCAGTCATTGGTGAGCGACACCGCTTCGAGTTCCAATGTGCCTGTTGTGATGAGTGGTTCAAAGATAAGGAAGTTCAAGTAGATCACATCGTACCTGCGGGTACACTACGCAAGTATGATGACCTTCCTAAATTCGTAGAGAATATGTTCTGTGAGGTTGATGGACTACAGGTGTTATGTAAACCTTGCCATCAGAAGAAGACCAACGCAGAGCGTGAGGAGCGAAAAGCAAATGACAGTTAGACACTTAGTAATACCAGACACCCAATGTAAACCAGATCAATCTTATGACCATCTTGAGTGGGCAGGTAAGTATGCCGCATCCAAGAAGCCAGAAGTTATTGTTCATCTTGGTGACCACTGGGATATGCCTAGCCTATCAATGTACGATGTAGGTAAGAAGTCATTCGAGGGCAGACGTTACACCAATGACATAGAAGCAGGGCATCGAGGTATGGAAGCCTTTCTAAAACCCATCAGAGATGAGCAGAAAAGGTTACGTCAGAACCGAAAGAAAGTATGGAATCCTAGAATGGTATTCCTTGTTGGTAATCATGAACAACGTATCGAGCGAGCCATTGAGAATGATGCCAAGCTAGATGGACTTATCGGCTATGAAGACTTTAAGCTTGACGATTATGGTTGGGAAGTGTATGACTTTCTAGAACCTGCGATCATTGATGATGTAGCCTACTGCCATTACTTCACTAGTGGTGTCATGGGTAGACCAGTAAGTAGCGCACGATCAATGCTTACTAAGAAACATCAGAGCTGTATCATGGGACATGTTCAGGATAGAGAGTGTGCTTATTCTAAGAAAGCAGACGGCACTAGAATCACTGGCTTGTTTGCAGGTATCTACTATGCTCACGATGAGGACTATCTAAACCATCAGACTAACGGCAGTTGGAGTGGAATCTGGATGCTCCATGAAGTCAACAAAGGACAGTTTGACGAGATGCCAGTATCAATGTCCTACTTGGAGAAGAAGTATGGCACTAACATTTAAAGACTTATGCGAACGTCTTGCTCACCTAGACGAGATCACACTGCTAGAAGTATTAGACATAGCCAGTGAAGACCTTGTTGATAAGTTTAAGGACAAGATAGAAGAACGCTACGAAGAACTTGAGGAGGAATTAGAATGAGTATCAATGATGCAACACCAGAGCAGTGGGATAAAGCAAGCCACTCTGCCGCCCTCTTAAGCTATAAGAACATGGCTGAGAAAGAAGCAAGTAAGATAGACGAGATGGTAGAAGAACCGCCTCACTACAACATGGGAAGTATCCAGTGTATTGATGCCATCGAAGAGTCTATGGGTTCAACAGCCTTTGAGGGATATCTAAAAGGTAATGTCCTAAAGTATCTCTGGCGTTATACTTATAAGAAGAAAGCACTGGAAGATTTAAAGAAAGCTAAATGGTATCTTGACAAACTAATAGAACAAAAGGAATCAACATGAATATCATAGATGGAAACTTTAGTGACAAGAAAGAGCGTAGTACCACATTAGAAAAGCTACAGTCAGCTATCGATGGTATGCAGATATCAGAGGCTGATGCTGATACAGAGTTTGCTCTTGTTGTATTTAACCCTGATGGTTACACCACAGTCGGTACTAGTATGAGTATCATGGAAACTGTGTTCATGTTAGAAGCCGCTAAGTTGGGGCTAATGACAGGTGAGCCTGAAGACTCCACGACACTACAATAGGAGGTTACTATGTCAGGTAAAGGTAGTAGCCCTAGACCAATACCAAACCCAGAAACATTTGACAATAACTGGGATGCAATATTCGGTAAGGCTAACGTGAAAGATCATTCAGATGAAGATATAAAGAAAGAAAAGAAATCTAAAAAGGTAAAGAAATAATGGACGTATACCAGAGTTATATTCACAAGAGCAGATACGCTAGATATATACCAGAGAAACAAAGACGAGAGACTTGGGATGAGACAGTAGATAGATACATCTCATACTTCAAGAACAGAGGTAGCCTTGATGATAAGACAGGTGAGGAGCTAAGAGAAGCTATCACAAACTTAGAAGTCATGCCCTCGATGAGAGCCTTGATGACAGCGGGTGAAGCACTAGACAGAGACAACGTAGCAGGATTCAACTGTAGCTACCTACCTATTGACCACCCTAAAGCATTCGATGAGATGATGTATATCTTAATGTGCGGTACTGGTTGTGGCTTCAGCGTTGAGCGACAGTACATAACTAAATTACCAGAAGTATCGGAGGACTTCCATGCCACAGAAACAATCATCCACGTTGCCGACTCTAAGATTGGATGGGCTAAAGCCTACCGTGAACTTATCACAATGCTCTATAGTGGTCAAGTTCCTGAGTGGGACTTATCTAGAGTTCGTCCTGCGGGGACAGTGCTTAAAACCTTCGGAGGTAGAGCAAGTGGCGCAGAGCCTTTGGAAGACCTCTTCAAGTTCACTGTTGAAGTCTTTCGGTCTGCCGCAGGTAGAAAACTCTCTTCCATCGAATGCCATGATATCTGCTGTAAGATTGCACAAATCGTCATCGTTGGAGGAGTCAGAAGATCGGCTCTTATCAGTCTCAGTAACCTCACCGATGACCGCGTTAGAAGAGCCAAGACAGGACAGTGGTGGTTAGATAATCCTCAGCGTGGTCTGGCTAACAACAGCGCATGTTACACAGAGAAGCCTGACTTCGAGGCTTTCTTGAACGAGTGGTCTAGCTTGTATGAAAGTAGAAGTGGTGAGCGTGGTTTCTTTAGTCGAGTAGCTAGTCAGAAACAGGCGGCTAAGAATGGAAGACGAGACCCTGAGCATGACTTCGGTACTAACCCATGCAGTGAAATCATACTAAGACCTAACCAATTCTGTAACCTCTCTGAAGTAGTAGTAAGATCAGATGATACAGTAGCATCACTAAAACGAAAGGTACGTCTTGCTAGTATATTAGGAACACTGCAAGCCACCTTAACTGACTTTAGATATCTAAGAAAGAAATGGCAACAAAACACTGAAGAAGAAGCATTGCTTGGCGTATCAATGACAGGCATCCAAGATTGTAAACTAACTAACGGAGTAAAGAATGGACTACCTCAACTACTTGAAGACCTTAAAAACGAAGCTGTTATCACTAACAAAACGTGGGCTAGAAAGCTTGGCATCAAGCAATCAGCGGCAATTACTTGTGTTAAACCTAGCGGGACTGTTAGTCAGCTTGTCGATAGTGCTAGTGGCATCCACGGACGTTTCTCGCCTTATTATATTCGGCGTGTTAGGGCTGATGTTAACGACCCTCTATGTAGCGTACTCAGAGATGCAGGAATAGATTCAGAAATAGACAACAGGTCTCCATCAACACTGGTGTTTAGCTTCCCTCAGAAAGCACCTAAAGGAGCAGTGATGTCTGCATCACAAACAGGAATGGAACAGTTGGAGTTATGGGATGTTTATCAAAAACACTGGTGCGAACATAAACCGTCTGTTACTGTCTATTATCGCGATAGTGAGTTCCTTGATATTGGTAGTTGGCTTTACAATAATTTCGATTCTTGTAGTGGCGTATCGTTCTTGCCATTCAGCGAACACTCGTATGAGCAAGCACCTTACGAAGAAATCAGTAGAGAACAGTACACAGAAATGAAGAAGAAAATGCCTAAGAGTATCAGTTGGGATATCACAGAACACAGTGACACCACTGAAGGAGCGCAGACATTAGCATGCACTGGAGGAGCATGTGAGATTTAACTAGGCAAAACAAAGCCCCTATACCAAACGGTGTAGGGGCTTTTTAGTGTATCCTTACTTCTTGATAGTCTTTGCTATCTTCTCTCCACTTCGACCTACGACATAACCGCCTAGACCTAGTTGTAAAAGCATCCATGCTTCATCCCTGAGAGGGGTTGCTAGTAGTCCTAGCGAATCACCTACAGCAAGTACCATAAACGTCAGCATTGTAATAGGTCTCCAAGAGGAGGCTATCCAATTCTCTGAACTAGCTTCGCTGTTTACTATATTAGCACGAGCAGTTAACGCTTGTGTCTCGTAATCAAATACCTGTTGCATAGCCACCGCCTGTACTTCTAACATCTTAGTCTTAGCGTTTAAGCGTTCCTCATCTGACGTATGTAGATCGTCAACTAAGTTAGCCGCAGGTTTGAATATGTTTGAAATTAAATCTGTTACACCTATCATTATTCCTCCAAGAGAGCAGGTATTAATGGGAACGAAGAACCTATGCTTTTAAGGAACTCGTTAATCACATCTTCAGGTTCTATACTTCCTGACAATATCCCATTAAGACCACTCATTGTATCATTAAACTTCGATGCGGCAGGGCCAAGTAGTACGGTAGTCGGGTCAACACCCCAGTTACTAGCACGTAGAGGATCAACCGCAAACGACAAACCACCAATGTAAGTTACCGCAGACAGAATATGGTCAATAGCTTCTCTGTCTTCCCACTTCTCAATGTCACCTGTCTTCGCAAACTCACGTAGTGCAGATGCCATAATCTGAGTTGCCAACATCATACCAATATAAGGTGCAATCACTGCCGCCTGTCTTAGCTTGTCCTCAGTTGTGCCATTAGCTACCATTTGGTTATACCAACCTTTCATCACTACGTTGTTGAACACAACAGCGAACGACTTAAGCTGTCCTATTAGCTTGAATCTTTCATCAGACATCCATGCAGGTTTCTGCACCATGCGAGGTCTCATCACAGTGTCTTCTACTATGTTAAGTACACCCATCTTAAACTGATTTCTATAGTAGCTATCTTTCTTACCACCACGTAGATGCCAGTTGTAAGCTTCGTTGACATCAAGACCTGCCTGTGCAAACTTATCACTGATACGTATCTGCTCTTCTATGTTACCAGTGTTTCTCGCTTCAGTATATAATTCAAGGTCTGACCTGAACGCTTGTTCACCTAAGATAGCCGCTGTCATACGTAATGCTTCTGTCCACTGAGGTGTGCCTGTCATGTTATAGAAGAAGTTTTCAAAGTTACTAATTCTTCCACCAATCTCATTGTCACCCATACGTGCAGATGCAGTATTCTTTAACTCATAAAGACTAATACCTAAATCACTTATGATATCTTGCTCAAGAAGGTTTGAAGCCTCTTGCATTGACAAGCCACGACCATGTTTAAACTGTTGCTTAACAATCTTAGCACTAATCTTACCTGCTAATGCAATAGCCTTACCTGTTTGTCCTGTTCTAGAGCCTACAACGAACACCTCAGCCAAAGAAGGAAGAAGTGAGAGGGGTAGTAGCGTTGCAGATAAACCCGCTCTAATCGCATTCTGAGCCGTTCTAAGGCCATCTCCTTTAGAGGTGTCTAAGTTACGCTTAGGGATACGCTGAGATAGATTCATTGCATCAGCCATCTCTCTCAATGCGGCTTTAGCATCAAACCTCTTACCTTGATTCTGAGCATCTTCAATTACTTCATAAAGCTCTTTGTAAAACAACTCACCCTCTGAGCCAAATGTCTTAGCATGTCCTAGTCTTTCTGACATCATATCATAGTAAGAGAATACAGCTTCTTGAACGCTAGTCTTAGGGTCAAGCCAGTTGCTCCAGAAGTCCTGAGGTAACTCAGCCAACATACGATGTGTTTCAACAGCGTTCTGCTTGTTTACTTTAGCACCTGATGTAAGCCCGCCTCTGCCTACTCTGCCTTCCATACCTTTAGCAACAATCTTCATTGCCTTATCGTAGGCTTTCTTCTTAGACAGTCCTTCTTTCTCTTGTATCTCTTTAGCCTTAGCATCTACATCTGTCTTAAATGTATTAGCTACCTTGATATCAGTCTCATTACCAAAGTGTTCAAAGCCTTGCTCTTCAATCCTACCTACGTAAGCTTCGATCTTGTCTCTAGTAAGCTCTAATCCTTTAGCTTCAGCTACCGCTACAGCTTCGTTAATAAACTCTGTACGATTAGTCTTTATCTTCTTGTAGTCTAGTCTACCTAGTAGTGGGAAGTAAGTACCACCCTCAAACAAAGTAGCATCGATGCCTAGAGTCTTTAAGTCATTCTTAATTGTCAAGTCTAAGAACGTAGCCAACTGATTAGATGCTTTCTTCTGCTGTTCGTTTAGAGTAGCATACGCTTCATTCTTTAAATCCTTAGCCTCTTTACTATCTTCAGGCATGACACGATGATCATGTACGGCTTGAGCTTCTTCCTTGCTCAACTCCATGAAGTCTCTAACACCTTTGTTGTATGTGGTCTTGTACTGCATAGCATTAAAGTGTACAGGCACTACGCCTATTCTACGACCAAAGTCACCAGTAGTCTGGTTAAACTTAGCCGCTAACTCTCTAGCTTTAGGTGTATTTATTCTTCCCACAAACTGTGCAGGTTTATCACCAAGTACAGGAGCTAATAGTCTATTGTATAGGTGTGCAGACTTTGTTTCAGTTACTGGAATCTTTTCATAGTTCTTTTTCCAATATCCATCCTTTGTATCCCACTCTAGAATACCCTCATCAATCTGCTTTGCCATAGAAAGGTCAGCGTTATTTCTAGCCTTATTCATAACACTACTACCCACCCCGAAAGGCAAGCCTAATATACCACCTATAAGACCCTCAACAGCAGACTCTTTCATAGCCTCCTCGATGTCAAGCTCATCCCAGTAGTTTGTAGCATTACTTGCTTTAAGAGTTGTAGTGAAATCCTGAACAGCTTCAGTAGCGGCAGAAGAAACTACAGCAGTACCAACGATTCTTCCTGTTGAGATTCCTTCCCCTACTCTTCCGCGTATATAGTTAGCCGAGTCTTTCCTGCTACCTGCATTCAATGCTTTCTGAACATCAGGTGTAATCTGCTTCAAAGCAGGAGTCATAGCCTTGATAAACTTAGAAGCGGCAAAGGGTTCTAACGCACCTAGCGCAAAACCAGTGCCAATGTCTGCAAAAGAGGCAGTGTAAGACTCGTCCATATCCTCTGCTTTCAGACCAATATCACCCACGTTCATTAACCCAGATGTGACACCACCTGCAATTAACGCACCTGCCGAACCTTTAGCACCAACAACCACCGAAGGGACTGCCGCCGCCAATGAAGGCAAGACAACACCCATAGTACCTGTACCCCTAGCAAGCTGATCTAGTAAACCTCTGAAGGAAAACTCACCATCTTCATATAGTGGATGAGCAGTAACACTCTCCACATCACGCATGTTCTCGTTCTTGCCATCGACCATAGCTTGACCGAAAGCACTATCTGCAAAACCAAAAGCCTCAGCCAATGACTGACCGCCACGGTATAATAGAGCCTGTCCTAAATCGACACCTGCTCCTACTTGATCACCTAATCCATCAGGTCTGCGTTCTACGCTCTGATTAAATTGTGCATCAGACATATCCCACAGAGCATCAAAGTCTATGGTTTCTGACATTATGATTTCCCTTCTGCTTTCTTCTTTGGATCTGACATATCTGCTATTACTGATCTTATCTTAGTTTTAGCAACATCAGGTTTACCTACGTCATACCATGATGTAGTCCCTTTTATTAAGTCATTAAGAAAAGAAGACTGCACGTTAGGGTCATAGTCAACAAAATCACCGTCTGTTTCAGCAAATATAATACTAGCTATTCCTTTTGATTCATCATCAGGTACACCTTTACCTTCAAGCATAGCAGATATGTTAGATATCTTAGAAGTATAATTCCTAAACTTGTTGTCTACATTCTGAAGCTTCAACAACTCAAGAGCCATAAGCTTATCTTTGTATTCTTTATCTTGCTTGGCTTTGGCAACCGACTTCTTAGCACCAAGCCCTACCTGTAAGGCTTCACCTAAGTTTGCAAGAGTACCTTTACCACTGGATGAGTTGGCTAACATAGCCGCACCCATAGCCATCAAGTCTACTCTACTCTCAACGGCATCGAACCAGTTGGTTTTTCTCTCACCTGTATCGCCTTCAGCATCGATCTCAGCAGTAGTCATGCCTTTATCTACAATAGGAGTAGAAACAACAGCTTCATCACCATCTAAACCATAAGGGTCTTCGTCTTCAGGAGTAGGAGGAACGCTAACAATCCCTTCTCCGTATCTACCAAAAGAGCCTTCCTCTACTCCAGTGACTTCATTACCCATAAAGCCTTGAGCCGCCTGTACGAGAGGATCAGCAACAGCCTCAGTGCCTCTGATTACAAGATTACCTAGCTCTTTAGCTCCTCCAACTACTTCGTTTACGATACCACCACCGCCTTGTCTTACGTCTTCACCAAACTTTGCAGGGTCAATCCAATTAGGTGTTTGCATATCTTGAAAGAACTTGATAGTATTACCTACAGCCTCTGGGGTGCTAGGATTAGTAGTGTCAGGGTTACTTTGTATCTGCGCTCTAAGCATATCAGCAGTCGGAGGTAAAGATGCATTAGCTACATTACCTACACCTCTGCCTAATAATGCAAAAGGACTGTTAGAGTTTAACAGAGTCTGTCTCATAGCTTCTTGCTGAGGATCAGCGGAGACTCTAGCTTGGAAGTCTCTGTATGCTTGCATGATATCACTCATATTATCTTACTCCAGTATTCAGTAGCTGAGGTTGCTGTTGTTGCTGTTGTTGCATTGCCGCAAGCTGTTTATCTATATATGATTGTAGAAGATCAGCTTCTCGATTACGTCTAGGAAGTAGCTCTTCATTTGTCCATTCGTCAGGGTCACGTAACATAGAAATACCTTTAGTCATGTCACCTTTCATAATCTCACGCATACTGTTAAAGCCTAAAGCACTGTTACCGTAGTTGTGTACTAGCGAGACACCTACAGCTAACTGCTCTGGTGATAGGTCAATACCCTTAAACTTCTCTTTAACACTATTCGCTGTCTTGTCAATATGTGATCTAGTAATACCCATTGCAACATCTGATGGTACATTGAAGTGACCTATCTCTCTCTCAACAGCTAAAGCATCTTCACCCTGCTTACCTACATAAGGTAGTAAAGACTCTTGTACGTTACTAGGTAGTCCTAACTTCATAAAGCTTTTCAAATCCATCTGACCAATATCGATGCCGCCACCGAATGTTAAACCAGACTTGCCAATAGCTTTACCATCTCTCTTTGGAATGTATGTTCTAGCCTCAGAGCCTTCCATAGGAAAGCCCTCTTCTTGTATTATAAACTGATATAAAGCATCGTTATTAGTCATTATTTATTCCTAATCCATAAACCCAAACATCTTACCTAAAGCGTTACCCCCTACTGAGCCTTTCACCGCTTCTCCTCCTAACGTACCCGCCATAGGCATTCCTGCTAATGTCAAACCTACGCCAAGTAATGCACCGAAGGGATCACTTTTAGTTTTCTCTGTTGTTGTTTGATCTGTAATCGAAGTAGACTCCCCTGATTGAAACTGCTCTCTGCCTAGCGGGTTTGAACCTAAGAAGTCATAGAACTGTGCAAGGTTAGCCATCTCAGCCATACGTGGAGCATCGAACTGCTGTATCTGATCCATCAACTCTGCTTGCTCTCTTGTACTTCTGTCTTGACCTATAGCAGACATAATACTACCGCCTCTTTCAAGCTGACTAGAGAAAGCAGGAAGCTGACTTAACGCTCCCATTGCTGTTTGATATCCTAAGCCTTTATCCTGTAGTCCTAAACCTATGTCTGCTTGCGATAGCTGTCTATCTCTCTGTGCCAACTGTCGTTGTTTTAAGTCTAGATTCTGCTGTGCTAATGCCGCATCTGATATTGACTTCTGAGTAGCTCTATTAATCTCACCACCAAGTAAACCTAACCCTTCACCAGTTTCACTACCGCCATACTGACCTGCCGCTGTACCTTTCTGGAACAACGGAACAGAACCTCGTTGGAATGCAACATTAGACTCATCTAAGATACTTGCTAGTTGATCTTGAAACGTCTTGTTAGTAGACAAGTCAGCAGTAGAACCCTCGTATGCTCTAGAAGTATCATACATGCCAGAAGTATCTGCCGCACCTAGTAAGTTACCAAGACTTTCCTGACCCATACCAAGCAAGTCTGACACACCACCACCTGTACCATATAAGTCAAGTAGAGCTTGCTCACCCTGACCTACCATCGCATCTTGATCTGCTAGTCTAGCACCTTGATAGATACCTTCAGTGCCTTGATTGTAGAGGTTAGAAGCACCATAAAGCGCACCAAGAGCTTGCTTACGTAGGTTTTCATTTAGCGTTACCTCTTGACTTGAAGTTTGCTTTTGTTCACTTTCAGTTGTAGTTGTACTACCGCCTCCACCAAATATACCACTCATTTAAAACTCCTTAATTATCATCACTCTGCTAGTAGTATAATCAGGTAAAAGCTTAACCCATCCTTTTCTACCTACTATCTCAACACCGCCTAGCCCTTTGTCTTTCGCCCACTCTTCAACAGTTTCCATATAAAGATCAAGCCACTCTTTAATATCTTTACCACCGCATAAATGTATAAGCAATCTTTCCTTAACAGGGTATG